ATGGCGAACAAGGTCAAACACCTTCACGAAATCAAGGGACGCTTCGCTGTCCGTGTCGCGGTTCCAGCACCATTGCGTGGAATCGTCTTTGCGGGTGGTCCTGGCTCTGAGCTGCGCGAATGGCTGGGCACCGACCGAAAAGCGGCAGAGCGCACCGCCCCGGAAGTGGTCGCACGCTTCTATCGGCGCATTGATGAAGCCAAAGCCAAGCTTGCGGCTGCTACACCGACACTAGGCACCGCTGCCAAGCATCACTATGCCGCTGAGTTGGCTGCCGACGACCTAGAGCGCGTTACAGACAACGCCAGACCTGTCGCGTCCCTCCGCTCAGTCACCGCACCGACGCTGGCCAATAAGCTTCGTGGTTATCTAGCGGGCGCGGTCGCAGATGATGAGGCGGAAGCATTGATTGGCTATGCGGCAAATGATGCCATCGCCTCAGGTGCAGCAAGCGCAGCGCTGAGCCGTAAAGAATTGCTTCGTGCGATGGCAGAGGTGCACCTAGAGGCGATGGGAGTGCAACAGGCTAGGGATGCGGGCCAGATCGCCATTGCGCCGCCTAACAGTCCGCTATTGCGGCCAGAAGCGCCTCCTGATCCTGCGCCGGTTCCATCGCGCCCAAAGGCACCCGTAACAGGCGAAACGCTGGATAAGCTGCTTGAGCTATTCCATCGCGAGCGCACCGCAGGCGGCAGCAGTCTGGCAGAACGCACTATGGCTGAACACAAGGTTGCCGTGCGGATGCTCAAGGAATTTTTGGGCGATAACCAGATTGTCGCCGCGTCCATCACCACGACCGACATGCGCAACTACAAGAACGCGCTTCTAGAAACGCCGTCGAACTACGCAGCTCGCTTCCCCGGCATGATCCTGCCGAAAGCTATCGCCGCGAACAAAAAGCGCGCCAAGCCATATGACACTTTGAACGCTGCAACCATCAATGAAAAATGGCTCTCCCATATCAGCACGATCATGGGCTGGGCAGTAAAGAACGGCTATCTTGAGTACAATCCCGCGCGTGGAATCAAGGTTGATCTAGGCAAGGGCTACAAAGAGCCGACGCGCGTAGCTTTCACGCCGGACGATCTAAAGCGGATATTCGGTTCGCCTCTGTTTGCTGATCCGGCTCAATATGAGACTCAGCAATGGGCGCTTCTGGTCGCGCTCTATACCGGCGCGCGGTCATCCAGTGAGATTGCGCGCATAAAGCTCTCAGACATTTATCAGGAGCAAGGCGTTTGGGTGTTCGATCTGGTCGAGGCCACAAAGAACGTCCATTCGAAGCGGCTTGTCCCCATTCACCAGAAGCTTATTGACCTTGGTATTCTGGGTTATGTGGATCGCCTGAAAAAGAAGGGAAAGACCAAACTCTTTTGGGATTGGGAACCACAGCATAAAATCAATCGCTGGTTCCTGCGCACCTATAAGGTACAGGTGGGCATCACCGACAAGCGAAAGGTTTTCCATAGCTTCCGGCATACCCTGAAAACGGCGCTGGCGCGGCACGGTATCAACCGGGATATTTCAGACCTGATTACCGGCCATAAAGATCAAAGCGTGGGCGGCATTTATATCGGTGATGCCAATGTCACGATGATTGAAGCAATGCGCGATGGACTAAACCGCGTAGAGTTCATTCTGAAAGAGAGCGCTCAGAATAACACACTGCCTTCGCCGTAAAATCACCGGTTACGTCAAAATTCAGGAGCCGAGTAACTTTCGCTCTAAATTCGAGGCATAGCGAAAACGACGAAACCCTATCCAAGGTCAGGGTGACTCTCATGATCAAATTGGATCTTTAGCAAAATTGCGTCGGCGATTTTGCCTAAGAACTCATCTTCTCCAACTTTGGGCCATACCTGATAGAGAGTTTCGTTGAGGAGGGGGTAATTATCTTCGACAGAAAATCCTTCATCCTTTATCGGCAAAATACGTCCTTTGCGATTAGCGTTCATCGCAATTGCAGAATTTAGCTCCTTATTGGTCCAACCTTTGCTAGTGAAGTTTTCCGATAGGAAAGGCATGAAGAAGCTGGACTTAAGCAAGCCGTGGTTGATCTTTTCAACGATAGAATCGCCCCATGTGATGCTTGTCTCGTCAAAGAATACTCGGACGCCAACACTTTCTAACTTGTCCTTGAGCCGTCTCGCTCGAGCCTTATCTTCACTCGCATGAGACAGGAAAACGTCAAACTCGCGAACCATATCGGCACCCTTTTCTATCCATTCGATACCTTTCAAACCAGAAATTATCGCCAATTTGCAGAGCTTCGTAACCACTGGATCGTCTTTTCCGCGCACTTGGGCAAAGTACGAAAGCCATCCTGAAACGAAGAGCCAGAATTTGTCAGCAGTACCCTCTTTGCCAATCCACACTTGGGCCGCCTTTTCCGCTCCATGCGCTCGCGCAGAGTGTAAGACCATCCGCATCCGCGATATATCTTTGCGCCATACGTTTGCCGACCTATTGACCACGAGGCCGGTGACTTCCTGCCTCTCATAGGAGAACGCTATTCGGGTTTTGGCTGTATTTATTGCAAAACCAGAATCCTTGAAGGAGTTCAAAAGATCAGAACCGAGATCCAGTTCCCGATTTCCGAACTGTGGCTCCCATCCACGAACCAAGTCTGCCGGCACCTCTCGCCGGCTTGAAGAGAAGGTGATGTCGTCCGCATAACGGCTATAAGTCAGCCTATGCCGTGTGGCCAGGGCCACCAGATTTCGGTCCAGCGTATATGCAATCAGATTAGCTATGGTCGGAGACGTTCTCGCGCCCTGAGGTAAGCCATCCTTGGTAGTTGTTATTCTTGCGAGGATCGTTGCGACCCTATCGTTAAAGCCAAACAGCTTTGACATGAAAAGTCCCCTCACACGGGGGAACGTGATGCTAGGATAGAAATCCTTGATGTCGAGGTTCAGAACCCACTTCTGGCGTTCATGTAATTTTGCGTTCGTAAGAAAAGACTGTTTTTTAACATACCCCTGCACGAAGGGCTTCGGTCGATAGTGCTTGTTCAGTATAGTGGCTAATCGGGTTTGCGCGATGCCAAGACCTTTCTTGGGCGCAGAAATAACGCGAACGCCGCCCTTCTTCTTCGGAATCGTAAAGGTCTTATAGTATGAGCCATCTTGGGCGCGCTGAACCACGTAAAAGAAGCGCTCGGGATCCATTCCGAGTACATGCGCCACGTCTTTGACTGAGTGCGCCACCATAAGTTTGAGGATAGGATCGGACGCGAAGTCGGATATCGGCTCCGGACTTTCTGCTAACAAGACTTGACCCTCGTTCCTTACCTTGTTGCAGGTAGCGCCACGCATCGCCCCGCGCGCGCACGCATATGGACTAACTTTTCGTCGAGCAGCCGTGGATTCACCGGCTCCAACTAGAGGGCCAAGTCTCTACCGATTAGCAATCGATTGCATTTTTTTGTCAATGCGGAAGACACTCAGCGCCACAGCAAATTCAGCTCGTCTCAGGCATCGCGGCGAGCGAGTGTCACAGTTGGAGGATAATCACCGCTCCGAGTTCGTGACGCTACAACCACCTTCTGAAATAGGGTCGATATCTGGCATCTGCTTCTATGTGCTTCCTTGAACAGATAAATCCTCAATCAGGGATTCACATTCAGTTCTATTTCTGGCATACATTAAGTAATGTAATAACATTACGTGTGAGCAGAGTTTTTGCCTTTCCCCTTCGCTGTTCTTTTCCGCAAAGCCAATCCAGAACAGACACTACCCGCACCTGAGCCAGTAACGCTCACCGACCCGCTGGCGTCATGGCTCTTCGGTGCCCAGCCGACCTATTCCAACATTTCGATTACCCCGAAATCTGCAATGCAGGTTCCGGCAGTCGCATCGGCGGTAACGCTCATTTCCGATGCCGTGGGCACGCTCCCGGTCAAACTTTACGTGCGCAATGGCAAGGGCAAGGAGGCCGACCCGGCACATCCTGCCTTTACCCTTGCGCACGATGAGGCAAACGATTGGACCAGTGCGGCTGAACTACGCACCCAGCTCACCCGCGATGCCCTGCTACACGACAATGGCGGCTTCGCACTGGCCGTTCGCGGCGGTTCCGGCAATGTTGTCGAGTTCCACCGACTGGACCCGGCCACGGTTGAAATCAAAACCGATGACGTGACCAGCGAGCCCTATTACCTTGTCGGGAAAGGGCAGAAGCGCAAGCGCCACGATTATTCCGACATGCTGCATATTCGGCATGAGGATGCCGCGCCCATCAATCTGGCGCGCAACGCCATCGCCCTGGCGATTGATCTGGAGCGCCACGCCGCTGGCCTGTTTGCCAATTCCGCGCGTCCTTCCGGCATCCTGAGAACCAGTCAGAAGAGCGACACCGCACTTAACAACATCAAGGCCGCATGGAACCGCACCTTTGGTGAGCGCAATGCCGGTGGAACCGCCGTTCTGCCAGAAGGCACCGACTACCAGGCGCTGACTATGACCAGCACCGATGCGCAGTTTGAGGAAATGCGCCGTTTCCAGACCGAAGAGATTGCGCGCGTTTTTCGCGTTCCGCCGACAATGCTATTCGATCTTTCGCGCGGCACTTGGGCAAACACTGAGGAGATGGGGCACCAGTTCCTCACCTACACATTGCGCCCTTGGCTCAAGGCTTGGGAATGGGCCTATGCGCGTGTCCTGCTCAGCCCAGAAGAGCGACGCACCCGCTTTTTCGAGTTCATCACCGACGATATGCTTACCGTGAGCCATGCCGCTCAGGCCGCTTCCTTTGCGCAGTATCGCAGCATGGGCGTGATGACCGCCAATGAGGTTCGCGCAGCCCGCAACCTCCCGGCACTTCCTGGCGGCGACGAGCTGCAAAATCCCTACACGACCAGCGCCCCGGCGCAGGCCGATAACGACAATCCCCCTGACAACGAGAAAGACGCCGCCTGATGCACAAAGCATTCTTTGGCGATGGTGAGCGGGATTTCTCGCTTGCCGCGCACCTGATTACAGAACTTGAAAAGATCACCGGTAAGGGCATCGGCGCAATCGTCGATGACATTCGCCGCCTGTCCTATGCCGAGATGGTTCACACCGTCCGGCTGGGCCTCATTGGTGGCGGTACGCATCCCAAGGAAGCCGCCGAGCTGGTCCAGACATATGCCACTGCGCACCCGCTGGCCGAGCTGCATTTGCTGGCCCTAGACATTCTCACCGACCTTTGGAGCGGCCCTGCCGATAGCGAAAAGGGCACGAGAGAATGAGCGATCATATCGAAATCAAAGCCGATCTCAGTATCGATGAAACCGGCGCCATTTCCGGTTTGGCATGGCCTTTCGACCAGCCTGATAGCGTTGGCGACATTATCGAAAAAGGCGCATTCGATATGCCGAGCGCCGTGCCGATGCTGCTTGAGCATAGCAATTCCGGTGCTGTGGGCATCTGGAATAGTCTCACCCAAACCGACACTGGCCTTGAAGTCAAAGGCCAGCTTTTTGTCGAGGCCGTCGAACCCGCCAAAGAGGTTCGTCAGCTTTTCCGTAAAGGCAAGGTAACTGGTCTTTCCATCGGCTTCCGCGCCGATGCGTTCGACCGCCTGCCCAATGGTGGCCGCAAGTTCTCCGCTGTCAGCCTTACGGAAATCTCCCTTTGTCGCCGTCCGGTCCATCCTGGCGCGCGGATTACCTCAGTCAAATCCCAACAGGAAAACACCCATATGGAAAACGAGAATACCGCCGAAGCTCAGATCGAGCAGAAGGCAGCAAACGATAATTTCGCCGCGCTCAATGCACGGCTGGACAAGCTGGAAGCCAAGGCCAATCGTCCGGTTGCGGCAAATGACAACCAGCCCGCAGCCGCCAACGACAACACCGAGCGCAAGGCGTTCGCTGATTTCGTCCGCAATGGCGACAGCACCGTTGTTAAGTCGCTGGGCTATGCTACGCCATCTACCGGCAGAATCCTGGCTCCTGAGCAGGTGGCAACGTCCATTCTAGAAAAGGTTGCCGAGTTCTCCCCGGTTCGCACCCTTGCCCAGACCATCAGCATGTCCGGCCCGCTGCTTCAGCTCCCGCGCCTGGTTGATGAAGTCGACCCGGTGCCGGTGGCCGAAACCGCTGCCCGCACCGAAGACGAGCCGACCTTTGACCAGATCGACCTCAAGCCGTTCGAAATGGCCATCATCGTTCCAGTGACGCGCATTCTCCTTGAAGATGCCCAGATCGACCTTACCAGTTACCTGAGCAACCACGTTGCGCGCCGGTTCGGCCAGAAGGAAGCGACCTGGTTCGTCAGCGGCAACGGCACTACGCAGGCCGAAGGCATCCTTACGTCCGCTGCCGTCGCTGAGCACGAAGTTGAAGCCATCACTGGCGACGACCTCATTGACCTCTTCTACTCGATCAAGACGGCCTATTCGTCCAACGGCGCTTGGATGATGAACCGCAAGACCATGTCGGTTGTCCGCAAGCTAAAGGACACCGATGGGTCCTACATTTGGGAGCGCGGCATTGCCGGTGGACAGCCGCCCATGCTTCTGGGCCGTCCGGTCTATGAGGCAGTGGACATGCCCGACATTGCCGCCGAAGCCACGCCCATCGTCTTTGGTGATTTCGCAACCGGTTATGCCATCGCAGACCGGACCGGTTTCGAAATCATCCGCGACGACATCACCGGCGCTGGCAACGGCATCGTCAAGTTGCATGCCCGTCGCCGCGTCGGTGGCCGCGTCATCATGGGCGAGGCCCTGACCAAGCTCAAGATCGCCGCCTAACAATGAAGCTGGGCGCGGACTCTATCTATATCGAGCTGGCAGGCGAGGCTTTCGAGCTTCGTCCGTCTCTCCGCGCCTCGCTACGTCTTGTTCGGCGGCACAGCCTTCCTTCCCTGCTTGCCGCCGTTCAAGCTTTCAACATCACCATCATCTCGGACACGCTCAGGGAAGCGGCCATTAAGCCCCGCCTGTTGCTTGCCGAGATTGCCCAGCACGGCCTTGGCAGTGTCCGAAATCGCCTCACCGGCCCGCTGGCACAATTCGTCCTGGCTATTGCCGGTATCGACCCAGACGACACCACACCAGCCCAGCCATCAACCGAAAAGCCGTCCGATCCCGAGCAGCTTTTCACCGATCTTTTCAAAGTCGGTACCGGCTGGCTTGGTTGGACACCAGAAGAAACATGGAACGCAACACCCGCCGAAATCATCGCGGCCCGCAATGGCCGCACCGACCTAATCATGGACGTTCTACAAGCGGTCTATGGCCCAGCCGAGAAAGGCCAAGCCGAGAACAAGCCCAGCCAGACCGTCGACGCCTATTCCCCGGAAGTGCTGCACCAGATCGAAGAGCAAGGCCACGATCCGGCATTCGACCGTAAGGCTTACGCTGCCTTCAAAGCCAAGGTGCTCAGCTAGTGCCGATTGCACCGCCCCGCCTTTGCTCTTGTGGCAATATCGTCCCTTCCGGTGAGCGTTGCGCCTGTCAGAAGGCCAATGACAAAGCCCGCAAAGCGCGGCACGACAGACGCCGCGCATCTGCTCGTAAGCGTGGTTACAACACCGAGTGGCAACGTGCGCGTGCTGCCCATCTAGCGGCGCATCCATACTGTGCCATATGCGGCAAGCCAGCCACGCACCTTGATCACGTCATCCCGCACAAGGGCGATGACCGTCTGTTCTGGGACCGGAACAACTGGCAGTCCCTTTGTGCCCATTGCCACAACAGCACCAAGCAGCGTGAAGAGCGCGCTAGACCCAGCCGCCGTCTGAAATCATTCGCGTTTGATACGGAGTATTGCTGAATTGGAACAAGTGATTTGTGTCGGCCTGGCACCGCTTATAGTCGCCGCTCCCACTGATGTAAGAGATTACCTTGTCGCGGTTCAGGCAAACTGGGCAGATGAAGTGAATGGGCTGTCCGTTGGCAGCATCGCTCTTGAGGCGGTAGACGATGTCAGCCTCGTTCGTCTGGAAGAGCTCATAGCGCGCCTTTTCCTTCTCGAATTGGTCGTCCCGACGCAGTTGCTGACTCAGCGACTTCAGCGTGTCGGAGAGTTGCACGTTCATCAGGTTTGCAGCGGTCAGTTCGCCCGCGAGATTGTTCAGCAGCTCAGACGCCTTTCCCCCGTCCGGTGTCCCTTTGGTGAGAAGCTGCTTAATTGCCTCTGCAGTGGAGACTGCCTTGCCGGTGGCGCCGAGTGCTGTAGTCGCAAGCGCAAGCACACTTTCAATTTGCGTGAAGTCCATACGGATCAGCTCCCAAGCCAGTCATTCCAAACAAAATTAGGATCTGGCCCGCGTACAAACAAGAGCAAACCGGGGGTGTTCTTGGTCTTTGGTGCATTCATAGGGACCGGCGCGGGGTGCGCAACGCAAGATTTTCCGAAAATAGAGATTTCACAATGACCGCACTGACCGACCTGAAAGCCCAGCTCAGTCTCACCGACGATGACAGCACCGATGACGCACTGCTCACCGGCATGATTGCCGATGCACTGGACCACACCGGCAATGCAATCGGCGCAGATGCCCAGATTTCCTATGATGAGCTGCCCGGTGGACTTCGCCGCGCCGTTCTGATGCTGGCCGCACACTTCTATGAAAACCGGGAAGCCGTGCTTGTCGGTATCAGCTCAAACGAGATGCCTTTGGGTTTCTGGGAGCTGGTCGCACCTCATCGAAAGTGGGTGTTTTAGTGGCTTATTCCCCGCAAATTCAGCGCCTTATGCGCCGTCTTGATGGCATTCCCGACGCCATCAAGCAGGATATGCAGCCCGCCGTTGTCAAATCCGCCGGTGAAGTCGCGGATTTGCAGCGCCGTCTGGCCGAAAGTTCGCGCGATACCGGCGCTCTAATCGAAAGCATAGAAGTGACCGGCCCCGGCGACAGCACACCGCCATACAGCCAACCTGGCGGCTCCCATACTGCGCATGAAGTGCAGGCGCTTGTCACCGTTGGAAATGCGGAAGTCCGCTATCCCCATCTGGTCGAATACGGGACCAAAGATGCACCGGCTCAGCCGTTCTTTTGGCCTGCCGTGCGCAGCCTTCAAAAGCGCATCAACAATCGTCTTAACCGCGCGGCGCGCAAAGCCATCCGCGATTTTTGGAGCAATCAATGACCGAACCGAGCCTTGCCTTGCAGACGGCCATCCGTGCACGTTTGCTGGCGTCTCCACACGTGATGGAGCTGATCGAACCGCCCAATATTCGGGATGGCGACACCCGGCCCAGCGCATTCCCTTCCATCATCCTTGGAAATGCGCAGGTCTTGGTAGCCGGTCACTACGGCAGCTATCGCAATGTGACCGTTTATCTGGACCTGCATATCTGGGGCGAAAATCACGAAGCAGCAAAGACGCTTGGCGCGCTGGTGAATAAGGCGCTGTTCGCGGCACTGGACGTTCCCGGCTTTGACATGACCGATGGCTTGCGCACTGAGCGCAGCATCTACATGGCCGATCCGTCCGGCGCTGGTCATGGCGTGGTGAGCCTGTCCGGCCTCATGGGGCATCGCCTCTGATGCGGGCCGGTCTTTTGAAACACATCATCACCTTGCAGCGCGGCACCCAGACTGTCAGCGAAAGCGGCAGCGTGTCCAACCGTTGGACAGACTATGCCACGATCCGCGCCGAGCTGGTGACGCATGCAATTGCTGACACCGGCATGGCATACGGCGAAGCGGCTAAGTCAGCATTGGTATTTCGCATCCGTCATTTCCATGGCCTGACAACCGCTGATCGGCTGGTCTACAGGGGCCAGACATACGAGATCACCGCGCTTGCCGAGCTGGGCAACCGCTTCATGGAATTGGCTTGTGAGGTGCTGAAATGAAGCCCGTCGCCATTTTCCTGTATGAGCTTTCCGGCCAGTCTGCCGAGCCGTTCGCCGCCGCAGGCTGGGATTGCTATTGCATTGATATTGCCCATGAGCGCGACCGCACCGAAGGCAATGTTCATTTCATCAAGGCCGATGCGCGGCATTGGAAGCCGACCAAGGATATGGTCATTCGCTGCCAGTTCTTCGCAGCCTTCCCGCCCTGTGATCACCTGGCAGTTTCTGGCTCACGCTGGTTCAAGGGGAAGGGCCTTCACACCCTGTCCGATGCCATCGAGCTTTTCGCCGTTGCGGCGGATTGGGCCGAGTTCCTTGAAGTGCCTTATTTCATCGAGAACCCGGTATCGACCATTTCCAGCTATTGGCGGAAGCCAGACTATATTTTTGACCCGTGCCAGTTCACCGAATGGGCGGCGAACGACAACTATACCAAGAAAACCTGCCTTTGGACTGGCGGTGGTTTCGCAATGCCGCCCAATGCTGCTCTACCTGGGCCGCTGAAGGAAAACTTCATTCGCGACATGCACGGCAAGGGCCGCGACCGGGCCAACGCCCGCAGCGTGACGCCCATCGGCTTTATGCGCGCCGTGTATGCAGCCAACTTCAATCAGGTGAGGGCAGCATGAGAGGCCGCAAGCCCAGCACCATCGTGAGCGGCACAAGTGCTGTTACGGACGTGCCGCGTCCGCCCAGCTACATGAGCAGGGATGCCAAAGCCGAATGGAAGCGGGTTGCGCGCATTCTGGTTATTGAGCGCAAGACACTCACCGACGCCGATCTAGCCACGCTGGAAAACTACTGCATTGCCACCGGCACGATGCGGGAAGCGCACCGGCTTCTGACGCTTGAAGGATTGGTCACGGCGGAAGGCAAGAAGCATCCGGCGCACGGCATCCTGAACAACGCCCAGACCACGCAGCGCCTTTGTGCTGCCGAGCTGGGCCTAACGCCGGTGAGCCGTTCGCGGCCTGCCGTGCGGAGCGAAGGGAATGATGACGAAAACCCCTTCGGCATTTAGCGCCACCTATCCGCACTGGATTTATGACGGCTCACCCATTGAAGACACGTTCGGCGATGGTGAGCGCGCCGTGCAATTCTTGCGTTGGCTCAAACATCCCAAAAGCAAGCTGCCCGGTAAGGGCTTTCAGCTTGATCCGTGGCTTGAGCGTATCGTGCGCCGCATCTATGGCCCGCGCAATCCGGACGGCTCCCGCATCGTGAAGACGGTTGTGCTGCTGTTGCCGCGCGGCAATCGCAAGACCAGCACGGCGGCGGCGTTGGCATTGCTGCATACTGTTGGGCCGGAGCGCGCGCCGCATGGCGAAGCCATTTTTGCCGCTGCCGACCGCAAACAGGCCAGCATCGCCTTTAAGGAGGCTCTAGGAATTGTGCAAGCGCACAAGACCATTGCCGGAGCTGTAAAGGTCTATGACGCTCACAACAGCGCTAAGAAGATCGTCTATGGCAAAGAGCGCGTGACGCTCGAAGTCATTTCCGGCGACGCAGGCACCCAGCATGGCCGCACCCCGAATTTCGTGCTGGCCGATGAGCTGCATGTCTGGCCGAATTTCTATCTTTGGGAAGCTCTGCAATCTGGATTGGACAAGTCCGATAACACGTTGATGGTTGTGGCGACCACGGCAGGGCGCGGCCAGGAGAATGTTGCCTGGGAGCAGATCGAGGATGCGCGCAAAGTTGCGCGTGGTGAAGTTATCGATCAGTCTATTTTGCCGATCCTTTTTGAAGCTGATCGCGATGCCGATTGGCGCGATGAGGCCGTTTGGGACGCGGTGAACCCCGGCCTGAAACATGGCTATCCAAGCATCGATGGTTTCCGTCGCGCCGCTGCCAAAGCCGAGCGCAGTATGCGGGAGCGCCAAAGCTTCAAGCAGCTAAAGCTCAATATCTGGCTGGACCAGAGCACAGACCCATTCGTCGATATGGATGTCTGGGATCGTTGCGCCGGTGACGTTGAACCTGACGAAAACGCGCCCTGTTACATTGGCGTCGATATGTCCGCGACAACCGACCTAACCGCCGTTGTCGCTGCCTTTCCTAATCATGACGGCAGCATTTCGGTCTTGCCGCAGTTCTTTCTTCCCGGCGACCTGTTGCGTGATCGCGCCGACCGCGATGGTGTCCCGTACCCGGAGTGGGCCCAACTCGGCTATCTCACCGCCACACCCGGCAACGTGATCGATTATCGCGCCGTGACCGATCATATCCTTGAGCTATGCGCACGTTTTGACGTCCGCGAAATCGCATTTGACCCTGCTTATGCGCAGCCGGTAATGGGGCCGCTGGGTGATGAGGGCCTGCCCGTCATCACTATGCGGCAGGGCTGGGTCACACAGTCACCAGCGCTTAATGAGCTTGAACGCGTGATCGTTGGCGGCACCTTTCGGCACGGCGGACACCCGCTGCTTAGATGGTGTTTCTCGAACGTCGCCATTCACACCGACAGCGCCGGTAATCGCACCATGCACAAGGGCAAAAGCACTGGCCGCATCGATGGTGCCGTTGCCACTTGGATGGCCGTTTCGAGAGCGGCAGCGAACGACAATTCATCGTCCGTCTGGGACGATCCTGATTTCATGCAGAAAGTTTTCGGATGAACGACCAACAGCTTTTCGTCTCGATTGAGGCGCGAATTGCCAAGCTGGAACGCGATTGGAAAAAGGTGCCAGCCATCGTCGGTAAAGGTGCCGATGGTGCCGAGCGCCGTGCCAAGCAGGCGACACAGCGCATCGAAGGCCATTTCGAGGGACTGAGCAGCCGCATCGGCGGTATGGGAAAGGCCATGATCGGCGGCTTTGTCGCTGGCCTTGCTGCCGGTGGTATTGCTGGCATTGTCAGTCGCGTTGGTGACGTTGCGAAGTCCGTTGCTGAAGTGGGCGATGAGGCGAAGCGCGCGGGTTTGAGCCTCAAGGACTTTCAGGAGCTGAAATACGTAGCTGAGCAGAACCGGCTTGGTGTCGATAGCCTTGTAGACGGCATTAAGGAGCTAAACCTTCGCGCCGACGAATTTATCACGACAGGCGGCGGTTCCGCTGCCGAAGCTTTCCAGCGCCTTGGCTATGACGCCGAAACGCTCAAGACCAAGCTGCAAGACCCGTCCGCGCTGTTCACGGAAATCATCGGCAAGCTGGGCCAGCTCGATCGTGCCGCTCAAATCCGCATTGCCGATGAGATTTTCGGCGGAACAGGCGGTGAGAAATTCGTTCAGCTCATTGAACAGGGCGAAGACGCCTTGAACCGCACCCGGCAGGAAGCTCATGACCTGGGCCTTGTCATGGATGATGAGCTTATCGCCAAGGCTGATGAACTGGACCGCGCATTCAACGCAGTTGCTTCCACTGTTGGAACAGCACTCAAGACCGCGATTGTAGAAGCCGCTGCCGCGTTGGGGGATTTCATCGCGGCTTTCAATGAGTGGTGGACCGCGCCAGATCGCATCATTGCCGGTGAGGGCCAGCCCTTTTGGGATCAGCTCACGCCCGATCAGCGGAACCAGCTTCGCCTAGACACCCAGCTCAGCGGTGTTCGGAAGCCGGAAGACGTTTACAGCGGTTTCCCGGTTGGACCAGATGGCAAATTCATCATCGAGCAGCCTGCGCCCCTGAAAGTCACTGTTGATGGTGCCAACCCCATTTCTCCACCCGCGCGAGGGGGTGGACGCGCCTCGTCCATGCGTGAAGAGCGCGATGCTGCTGCCGAGCTGATCCGAGAGCTGGAAAATGAGCTTCGCGTTATCGGCACGTCCGAAGTCGAAAAACGCATTGACGCGGAGCTGCGCAAGGCCGGTGCTGGCGCGACCGATGAGCAGCGCAATTCCATCCGTGCACTGGTCACAGAAATCGAGAACCAGAACGCTGCAATGCAGTCAATGGAAGACGCTATGAGCGGCGCGAAAGGGCTGGCAAAGGATTTTCTGGGCGGCCTGATCAGCGACCTGCGCAATGGTGTTGACGGGGCAACGGCGCTTGCCAACGCCTTTGGGCGGCTGGCCGACAAGCTGCTGGACCTCGCCTTGGACAGCCTCATCAACTCCATTTTCAGCGGCGTTGGCGGCGGCTTGTTTGGCGGCCTATTCGGTTTCTCGGAAGGTGGCAAAGTCGGCTTTGCGCGAGGCGGTTATACCGGCGACGGCGGGAAGTATGAACCGGCTGGTATCGTGCACCGTGGGGAATACGTTTTCAGCAAAGAGGCGACCAGCCGCATCGGCCCAGACGTACTTGAGCGGCTTCACCGTGGTTACGCAACCGGCGGTCTTGTCGGTGATGGACCTGCCAAGCGAGCCGCGAACGACAATCTCCGCGCGGCGAACAACAACACCGTCACCATCAACGCGCCGGTCACGATCAATAGCAATGGCGGTACGCCTGAGCAGAATGCCGATCTGGCAAATAAGGTGGCGCGGACCTTGGAAGGCCAGCTTCGCGGCCTGATCGCGAAAGAGATGCAACAGTCCATGCGACCGGGAAATATCGGCAACAGCCGGACGCGATAGCTTGAAAATTACATAGTTATCATGTAGTAGTTTACATACTCACTATATATAGGCAAGGCACCATGACTAAACACCTTATCGTGGCCGACGAGCGTCACGCGCAGATCAGCCAAATCGCTGAGACCTTGAAGGTCTCAATCACCGAAGCCCTTGGGTTGCTCATCGGATGGGCCGTAGAAAGTGGCAAGATTGCCCCGCCTGGCATTCCCGGCTTCGCTGTTACCCGGAAGGGCGACACCGTGATTGCGGACCTGGGCGGGATTACCCGCACCATGTCATTGGAACATGCCGAAGCGACAGCCGGGGCAATTCGCCTAATGGCAGGGCCAGAGCAATCGCTCTTGGTTGAAGGCGCTAAGGCGCTGGTTCTGTTGAATCCCGTTGTGACCGAAGAACTGAAAGTCAAGCGCCGGGGAACGTCCATCAAGATCACTGGCGACGATGGACAGGATAAAACCCTGTCATTCTCGATTGCGCTTGAGGTTGCGGACATGATCCGCGCTGCCCTGAAATAATTTCGGCGCAACCCCGCATCCCAATCCGAAAATCGCTATAGAGCACCGCTCAAAGAAAAGGCCCCTATGACGCCGTTGCTCAAGCGTCATAAGGGCCTATTCCCGATCAATTCTTCTCGGCAGAAGATAAGGTAAGTATATGCAATATCAGAGTAATAGTCAATCTGGCCATCATCTGTATGACAACACTGCGATGATAATTCGTGAGCTGGATGCGCTGCTTGCCCCTGCTGAGCCGGAGCCGAGTGACACAGACCTTACCGAGCTGGAAATGCTGCTTTGCCGCGCCGAGCGGGAGCCTTTCAAGCCGGTTCAAACTCTCCATGACCACGACGAAGCTAGATCAAAAAACGCTGTCAAAAATGGAACAGCGCGCACAACTGAAAATGACTTTTTTAGTGAGGAAAATCAGTCAGTTGGTGGTGACGCGCTAGGGGATTGTCTAGCGCACACATTTGCTCCCCAACATACCCCACACACAACACCCACACAGGTAATCCAACAAGAAGCATACAAACGACAAAGCGAAAGCGATTACGGGCGCGCAGCGCCCAAACCTCGCCGTGCACGTGGACCGCAGAAGCTCACCCCTAGCGAACAGCGTTACAAGGCAGCCATTGAGGCAATGAACACCTTGGAAGGCGCACACGAATTCTCCCTGAATTTCGACATAGGACAGGAAGGGTCTTTCCTGCATTCAGCCAATCCGGCCCAGCTCTTTCAGAAACGGTTGAACCGCTTTTTGAGAGAACAGGGGATGCCAGGTGCGGAGTTTGCTTTTGCTTTCGACGTGAACAAGGAAGGCAGGCTTCATGCTCATGGGAGCATCGTATTCCGGCCAGATCAGAAGAAAGCTGTAATTACAGCTCTTCGGAAAGCAGGCGGCTTCATTAAGGGGCGCGCTGGGTCTACGCAGGTCAAGCTCGTCGCCTGCAGTCCAAACCGAAACCCTACCGGATGGCATAAGTACACGACCGAATACCGTGCCAAGGTAAAGAAGCTCTTCGCCTATGAGCACGTCAAGTCGAACGAGTACTGCAATTCATCAACAAGCTATCGGAAGAGAATTAGATAAGCATATTCCGAAAAACAGATGAAATAAGTAATCACTTACTTACAACGCTCCGGTAAAGTCCTTCTATTCCAAACATATTTCCATTACTAGACTTCACATTCATAATTATTCACGCGACTCTCTGGCCATCAACACACCGGAGAACATTCCAATGCGTGACGTATACCTTTCCAATGACCGCTGGGACGCGCTTCTGGCCTCACTGACGGCCCTAGACCCGAACCAGCTCCCGGCAGGCCGCATTGACGCCTCAGACTATGTAACGGCGCTAGGTGAGGCTGGCATCTGGCCTGAGAGCGTCTTGGACGATCCAGGGAACCCCAACCACAATGAGCGCGAGGCCCTGCGGCGAGATAGTGGGTATGGATGCTGATGCCTGGCGCTCGCAGAGCAGCATGCCTTGCACGCCCAAATAACAGACACGGATAACGATGATTTCTAAGGGCCGAAAAAATATGCGGAATGGCCGCATCCCCAATTTCAGATCGCTATAGAGCGATATGCGCCGATAGAGAAAGGTAATGCTGAAGGGCGCTGATTTCATAAGCCTTTGAAATCATTACGATCCTTCATTAACCGAGAAATTTCGATTGAAACCCTAAACAGTGTGGGAGAAATAGACATCCCCTACATCACCGCGCAGACCGGACCCGGAAGTCAACGGGCGGCATTCTGTGCGCCTCAAAGCTGTCTCCGGATGGCAAACGACGCGACCCATGGGCCGCGCCGATATGCAGACAATTATCTAACACACCAGCGCGCCAACGCTGGTTCATCTAAGGAAAACCTTAAATGCAGACTATCTCTAACATGGGCGAAGCCGCCCCGGCAACGCTCAGCGAGGCAGAACTGTTTCGTGAATTTATCGAAGCAGACACGATCAAAAAATTCGACTGGCAGGGCAAGCTGCGCGAAACCTTAAGCATTCGCTATGTGCTAGTTGAAGAAGGCGATGAGCCGGACATCGGCGAGCTTGTAGAGAGGGAAATTCTCTATGCATTGCACGCCGAGCAGAGCAGCGAATGCTTAAATTTTCTGGCTGATGAATTCGAGCGCATCGGCAGGGAGCTCCGGTTTGTCTCTCGATATTTCGATGAACTGAAAGAAGAGCGCGAAGTGCGATCCGGTGATTATGCGGGAGAAAGCCGCTATCGGTCTATCGCTGATGTTCAGAGTGACCAGATTGCAGGGGAGGCGGCATAATGGCCAGCATCGTCACCTACTCACCCCGCGAAGGTGTGACCTACAGCGGCACATATTTCGTCAAACATGGCATGGCATATGTCACCGCCCAGGGCCACACCGGCGCGCCGGTCAAGATCGGTAACCTGGGCGAACTGGACGCAGCGAAATGGGCACTTGTCGAGATGGTGGGCAAGTTCGGCCTAGAGCCTGACAGCGCCACCTAGCCCGACCTGATCAAATCAAGCGCCGCCTAACCTTAGTGGTTTGGCGGCGCATTTGTTTGCTGTCTGCTATCCGCAGTTTTGCTTGATCAGCGCGCTGATGTTTTAACGGCAATTCGCTCTAGAAGTTGGAGCGCTCTGCCTATTGCGGCGAGAATGATCGCCGCACCGAGCGCCGCGAGGCCCGATGTCACATTCAGACGCACGACCTCGGACTGCTGCAAAATTGGCTGGCTATTCGACCACAGGGCGGCGGCAAGAAAAAATACGCCTGCCACCGCAGCGAGCGCGGCAATTCCATAGAGTACCTTATCCATAAGTCCCCCAAATCAAGATACGGGGTGACGTTGGCAAGTCGCGCACTGGTTTGCAAGCGGCTAGGTACTCATTGACCAGTGCCGAGATCAGGCCGTTATAGCAGCTTTTCGACAGGCAATTAGGTGACAAAAAAGTAGTCACAAAAGGTGACAAAATCGACCGGAAAGTACCTCATAAAACATTGTTTTCATTGATAAATCTCGTTTCCCTTCCTCTCCGCCATTTTTCCGAGTTCCTCCTGACAGCATCAAGAGCCCAGCATTTCCGGGCCTTTGAGCAGCATCGGCGCCTGTTACAAAGGCGTCCAAATTGTCTCGAACTCCCAATGTATCCACCAATGTACCCGCAAATGTACCCAGGCGGCTGACCCCGCCCCGCAACGCCTCCTACCTTGTCGGCGACCCCTCCGGCTGGCGCTTCCAGATGCGCCTGCCGGCCAGCATCCGTACCGCCGATTCTTTTCTTGCTACGTCTGCTTCTACCCTGCGCTTCAGGATCGGCCCCATGTCCCGCCGCGCGGCGGAGCAGCAGGCCGGTCTCTATGCAACCATCTGCAGAGCGGTCTTCGCGGCCGCCCTGCAGAAGCAGGAGAACCGCGACGTGCAACAGAACAATTTCGGTAGCGACAACCTGGTCGAGCAGGTGGTCACCAGTTGCCAGGCCGCCATCGCTGCGGCCAAGGAAACGCCTTCCCTGGCACTGGGCCTGGCACAGGGCCTCGATACCGCGCTCAAGACCCTCAACCTGGTCGCCGAAGAGGTGGCGAAGGGTAAGGGCGGCAACCCCGCTATTGTCACCAACGCTGAAGCCATGGCCCGCGATGCCCTGCGGTCGGTCCTTGCTTACGCTCCGGACAAGGCCGCTGCTGAAGCGGCTCTGGCCTCCGCGAAGGTGGTGGTGCCATCCGGGCCCGCCCTGGCCGTCGCTGCGCCCACCGTGGTGTCCCGGACCGGTATGCCGCTCTTCAGTGAGGTGTCGCAGGCTTATATCGACATGCGCATCGCCAATGACGGCCCTGATCACCCCGACATCAAGTATCTGCGCCTCCGGCGTCAGACCTTTCTTGACCTGATCGGTGACCGTCCGGTGGACTGCTACAGCCCCAAGGACCTCCAGGACTATGTGAGCCGGATGAAGTTCTGGCCGGCCAACTCCACCAAGCGCGCTGAATTCACCGGCCGCACCACCGAACAGATCCTGGCCGCCAACCAGGACATGCACATGCAGCCATTGGCGCTCAAGACATTGCGCGACGGTTACGTGGCCAACATCAAGACCATGATGCGCTACCAGATGACCGACAAGGGCTACCGTGACCCCTTTGCCGGTGTTCGCCTGCGCTGGCCCGGCACCGCGGCGCCGCCCGTGGCGCGCGAAGAGATCGGCATCGACGTCATCAACCGCACCTTCGAACTGGGTGTTCAGTCGGGTCTGCTCGATGAAGCCATGCTGCCCCTGCTGGCCCGGCTGACCACCCGCCGCCTCGGTCTGCTGGTGCACCTGCGCGGTTCCGATATCCGGATTAAGCACGGTGTCTATGTAGCGCAGACCAACGGCATCGTCTTCGATGGCACGACCTGGAAGCGGACTCCGATCAAGACTGCCCAGAGCAACCGCTTTTTCGTGCTGCACAATCTGCTCGTCGAAATCGGCTTCGTTGAATGGGCGATGCAGCAGGACGGGTGGCTGTTCGAGGCGCTGCACGAACACCCCGATGCGAGCAAGTATGCCAGCAAGGCCATGAACCGTCTGATCCAGGAAGCCGGTGGCATGGGCGCCAATATCGAGGTGTTCCACAGCCTGCGCGGTGACGGCATCACCGGCCTGCGCGCGGGGGAGAAGGACCGCACCAACCGCATCCAGGCCGGACACGAGCTGGACGGCGTGCACGACAAGTACGGCCACCGCAACCTGACCGCAGCGGAATGCCAGCGCCTCGCCAACCGCGAACTGGACTCCGAGATCAACTGGGACGTGTTCCGTGGCCTTGACTTCGACGCGCTGGCCAAGGGCCGCCGTAGCCGCGGTCGCAAGCGCAAGGCCTGACGCGAGTCAGGCCTTCATCCCCTCATTCGTACCGTACCGAAGATACCATACCATACCAGGAGATACCCAAATGCGTGAAGAACGTGCCACCAAGCAGGCTGTCGAAGCCGCCATCAAACAGCTGGAGGCCAATGGCGCCCAGCCCACCGCCAACCGCATCCTCGAGATCACCGGTGGCAGCAAGTCCACCGTCCTGCGCCAGATGAAGGAGCTGGGCCACGGCATCGCCCGCCGCACCGGCGGTGAGGAGGACGATGACGTGCTGCCGGCGGTTCTGCTCGAAAAGGCCAAGCCGTTCATCAAGGAGCTGATGGAGGGCGCCGCCGAGATCGAGCGCGCCAAATACGCCAGCTGTTGATTGCCACTGAGAAGTGACCCAGTAGGCTGGGATATTTCCACTGAGATTTGACCCATGTTTGAANCTTGCCCCTGGCTGTTGCAGCGGGGGCTATGGAGTGATCGACATGGCGTTANTGAGCGTTATCCGACGCTGGCATTTTCGAGAGCATCTATCGATNCGGGAGATTGGTCGCAGGACCGGCCTGTCCCGGAACACTATCCGCAANTATCTGCGCTCTGACGGGGTTGANCCGCAGTTCAAGGTTCCCGACCGGCCGAGCAAGCTTGACCCCTTTGCGGACCGGCTGGCTGCCTGGTTGAAGACGGAAGCGAACAGGCCCCGCAAGCAGAAGCGGACCCTCAAGCAGTTGCATGCGGAC